AGTTACCTACATTAATCCATTCATGTTCCTTAACAGATATAGTTACTGATGGTTTATGTTCACACCAATGCTGTGCATAACACTTCCATATCTCTAACTGTTCTATAGCAGTCATAGTATATCTAAAGATAGCACTAGGGTCTGCTTTCATAGGAAAAGAAAATACAGAGTTATTAGGTTGCATTACGTCATCTTCACAAGGTATGCCTTGGTCTGCCATGAATTGTGTTAGTGGGTCTTTCTTATCTCCTCTTACTGTTCTAATATAATAAGGATTATGTCTAGCATGAATACCACTAGCACTGTCAACTAATTGACTAACTGTACCAGAAGGTTTAACACAAGTGATAGCTGTTGATTGTGGTATACCTAACTTCTTAGCCCACTCTTCATTAGTTATTACAGCTTTATGTCGCATCTTACCTAACACATCTGGTAACTGAGTTCTCATTCTAGATAGTAAACTATTATCCATAATACCTGTAAGAGATACACCAAGCAGTCTTTCTTCTTCTGTATTTGTTTTCCATCTCTTACGTAGATAACCAAAGTCTGTAAGGGTAGCTTGTATTGTACCTAGTATAGTAGCTACTTCTATCTTTTCATGTAATGTTTCTTCAGTATCTGTAGGTCTTACAACTACCTCTGTAAGATTACAAAACTGATTAGGTCTTAGTATAATCTCACTACAAGGATTAGTACCAAAGTCCCAATCAGCATTACGTCTACCATTCTCTCTAGCTTTTTCTTGAGCAGACTTTCTATTAAAGATACCACGTTCACCAGATTTACTTTCATATAATGCTAACCATTCTTTCATAAAGATACCAGCATCTGGTTTTTCTGTATATGCTACAGAGTTATTAGCTAATGCTCTTTCTGGATTAGTCTCCCACCATGCACCAGACTTGGCAACTCTTAATCTCTGGTCTGATAAATTAGACAGAGATATAAGAGCTGACCTACGCACACCACCAACAACCACAACTTCACCTGTTTTACAAACTATATCATGGCACTCCATAGAGGATAGTTTTCTACCTCTTGCACCTTTAAACTTCTCAATAACAAAATCAAATAAATTAACTAAGGGTTGAGGACCACTTGCTCTACCACCAAATGTTTTTAATCTATCACCTGCAGGTCTTACCTTACTTACATTTATCTTTGGAACTCGACAAGTATATAAATAAGATATTAAATCTTTAAATGCTCTTGCCCAACCTTCTTTTGAATCTGCAACAGAAATAACATCATCTGACTTTTCAAACTCTCTATCTGGTATAGTAGGTAGCTTATCTATGTATTGTCTCTCAACAGAAAAACCTACACCTGTACCATTCATAAGTATATATAAGACTTCATCAAATGCTTTTGGATTATCAATAGGAATATAAGAACAGTTATAGCCTGCAATGTTTTCTCTTTCTAATGCTGTGCCGGCTGTCATCAATGCTCTCATAGAAGGCATAACAGATAGATTAATAATATAATCCTCTATCTTTCTCCATGTTTCACTTTCTATTTCAACACCTAAGTTTTTCTTTAAATGTGTTTGCATAAAGTTACTTAGCCTAGATACTGTTTCTATCCATGTCTCTCTTCTGCTTTCGTCAGGCAACCAACGAGCATATCTAGATGCATGTATAAATGTTTGATATTCTGTAGGTAAATAATTATTTGTCATTGTATTCCATCTCCAAAATCATTTCTGCATAGTGTATTACTTTTTCTATATCTTTTCTACCTTCACCTTTTCTTCTATGCCTAGTAATATATTTAATTATATTACCTTCAAGAAAAGTCAAGTCATTACCTACAATAAACTCTACAGGTTGTATCTTACAATCTTTGTAATGACTACCACCTACTTGTTTTAATGTAGCTTTCATAGCTTCTTTCTGTAAATCTGTTTTAGTAAAACCTTTTTCTTTTACTGTATTTTTAATTGCTTCATCCATCATTCCCATGTTTGCTTGCTCCTCATAATCTATCATATCAGCATATAGTTTAGCATGATTATCTTCAAATGTCCAGTCTTTTTTCTTCTCTGTCATTATCGCCTCTTAATACACTTCTGATTCTGTTTCTCAAATATTTTTTATTGTCTGCATGTATAACCTTGTAGGCAAAAGACCTGGCTTTTTCTGGCTGAACTCCTGCCATATCACAAACTTCTTCAAAGTTATCACACGTAACTCCTACCTTTGTAAAAAACCAAGCCTCTGCCTTTGCTTTATTAACTTTATCATTAGACGTAATAGTATTCTTTGATACGTCTAACAATGCTTGTAATATAACACAAAGAAAAAGTCTTTTCTCTGAGTTCTCTGGTTCAGAATAAAAGACATTTTCTATTTGTATTATATCATGTTCCTTTTTCATTTACTTCATCTACATTCGGTTCTTTTTCAATCTTAGTAAAATATCTTTTACCGGTTGAATAATTAAAAACACGAAGTCCTTTGCCATCATTAGCATCACTCCAACAATCAAACTTGTAACTGCAATACATACAAGCAGTATCGAGCTTATAGTTGCCAGACTTTCCATCAGGAACTGCCGGATAACATTTGTCCGGTGGTGTATCTGAACCAACCACTCGTTTAATTTTTTGTATTCTTTTCTTAGCATTTATCATCTCCAATGAATGTACTTTGGTATAACATATTTCTCCTGTAGATTTATTAATAACTAAGAAGCCTGCCTCATCTACCTTGTTACCTTCTGCATAAGCAGATATCTGAGAGATGTAACCAAAAGGGTCGTCATTAGATAAGTTATTATATTTAAACTTACTGTAACCTCTACCAGATGCACTCTTACAATCTACTAACACACCATCAATAAAACAATCCTGGTGTCCTTTAACTCCTTCTACCTCTACTTGTTTTTGTTGTTGTGTTACTTTGTGTCCAGATATAGAGGCAAGCATAATTAATAACTCCTCTAATATATAACCATAAAGAAACTTTATTCTTGTACTAGGTGCCAAAGGTTCATTGTGTGGCTTTTTAAAATCATACCATAGCTGTCTATCTGGTCTACCTATAGTTGATAATCTTAATCTAGGTTTATCCTGTGGTAACTGTTTTAAAAAATCTTTTACATGAACTTTAACTGAGTTAGCAAAGTCATCTATACATTTATCTACTTGTTTTTCAGTTAGTTCTTCGTTCTTCTTTTCGAATAAACTGTATATATCTTCTACTATAGTATCTATTTTTTTCATAAATAAAATGTGGAGAACTGCCAATCTACACAGCTCTCCACTATCCTTTTAATTAAGAGGCAAAAGGAATTTTTTCGTCTGCCTCAGCAGAGTAACCATCAGGTACAACATCAAAGGCATCATCTGAATCACCTTGATATGGCACTAAATCTACAACCTGTATCTTCTTCAGGTCAGCAGAAACACCAGACCTACCTTTATACTTCCACTCGTATGTGGTGTATAATACGTTTACCTTTGAACCATTACCTACTAATGTATTCATCATGGTTCTCTTCTGAGCATCAAGAACTTCCGGTGCACTATTTAAGTTACCATCTTTTCTTTTGACGTTTCGTTTGATGCTAACAAAGTCTCCTCTGTCATCACCTTTATTCTTTATAGCAAGACCATCTTTCTCTGCGAGAGCCTTGTTGTCTGCATCCAGATTACCTACATCAATACTCCATGTACCATCTGCATCAAATGTTGTGTTTGGGCTTGTTATGCTTGCCCAATAAGCAGTTCCACTAATTACACTCATGTGCACTCCTTTTTTATTATTAAAATTATATTATAGCATAGTTTAACTATCATTGTCAACACTTTTTTTAATTATATCTACATTAAATAATTTCTGGATATTCATTAGATACATCTTAGAAGCATTATGGTCTCCACCAGAGACTTCTCTTTTGTTAGGTGTATTCTTTATAATCTTCTTTAACATATCTGTTTTAAATACCAGTGTTCCATATACTTCATCTTCAATACAAAGATTATGAAACCAGTAATCTGATTCGGTAGATGCGATACCACTAGGCTTACCATAGCTTTCAAATTCAATAGCTATGTTACCAGTCTTTAACCACATACCTCTTTCAGATTTTACTTCTATCTTTTTATCTTGTAGCATGTCAGCAATAATTTTTTCTTTTACTTTACCATACTGTAAATCTATGTCAAACTTTTTTCTGTCTTCTTTCTTTGGTTCTAATGTGTTTCTGCCCATGTTACTCCTACTTTATAATCATTATCTAAGGGACATCTTAACTTCAATAAGTTTTCAGTTTCTTTTATCGCAATCTTTGTGATGCTACAAAACTCTCCCACATCTTTATTTGCTACCTCAAACTGATACTCATCATGAACAGAAGCCACTAACTTAACATCTAGCTTTTTATAGTAAACTCTATGAGTTATACGTAATAACCAATGCTTACAAATAATAGCACCTGCTCCTTGTAGAAGAGTATTTAAAGCTGAATGAGAACTTCTAACCTTTAAGTATCTTCCATCTATAGCTTTAATTCTTCCTCTTCTACCGGCATTTTCTACTTGCTCACGCAATCTTTTTAATGAGGGTAAGTTAGACAAGAATCTTTTTATTAATATATTGCCTTGCTCCTTTCCGGCTCCTACTATCTTACCTATCTTCTCTGCACCAGCACCATAGAGAAAGGCATATATAAATGTCTTTGCCTGGTCTCTATTTTTTATTCCGGCTAACTCCATATTCTTAGTGTGTATGTCTCCATTCAATATCTCATCTGTATAATTTGTATCATTAAGATAATGTGCAAGACAACGTAACTCTAAACCACTAGCATCAGTACCTACTAATTTATATTTTGTTGGGTCTGATACAGTCCAAAGACTTCTACACTCTTTTCCATATGGTGAATAGACTGCCGGAACTTGTGCCATGTTAGGTGAATTGTGTGCCATGCGACCAGTAATAGTTCTCAGTGTCATTACCTTGCCATGAACTTTATTACTCTCATCACATGCCTCAATCCAAGACTCTACCATTACTGCCCTTTTCTGCAGTAAGAAATACTTTGCAAATCTTTCTGCAATGATTTTTAAATTTGGTTCTTTGATTGTTTTTAAAACAGCTTCATTAATAATAATATTCTTTTTATCTGTATACTGTTTTGGTTTCCAACCTCTCTTCATAAGTCTATCAGCTATCTGCTGACGAGAACCAATATTAAAAGGTATCTCTTTAGTTTTTGTCTTCATCTCTACAATGGTAGGTTCAAACTCTTCTAATGACCATTGCTCTAAGTCATAGATATCATCTTTTAATTTTGCTAATAACTCCTGTGCTTTCTGTATATTAAAAGCAAAACCATTCTTCTCCTGTTGGTCAATAATTAATCTGATATCATGCTCTAAATCAATGGACTCTTTAGAAAAACCTTTACTCTCTTTTATCAATTCATTGTAAACAGCGTGTGTTATCTCTACGTCTTGTTTACAATACTTCAACATATTAAAATCATACTTAGAAAAGTTTACATCTTCTCCACCCTTTGGCATGTTTAGTTTCTCACCCCATGCTTTTAGGCTATGTCCTTTCTCTCGTATAGGATTAAACAATTGAGATAAAACTAATGTATCAATGACATCACCTGGTAGTATGTTTGAATTTAATAATCTGTTAAGAACCGGAACATCAAATGATAAACCATTGTGCATAATAAATTTATCTACTTGCTTTGCCCAGTTATTAAAACTGTACATAGTGCTAGGGTCAAATACTGTTACAACATTTGTATCTATATTTTTTGCTACGATACAATGCACCTTACTAGGATTAAACCCATCTGTTTCAATATCAAGAACTACTTTCACTTGCACCACACCAATTACATTCTTCTCCTTTACCTACTTCCATGTTACTTTTTTCTTCATCACAGTAATGATACCACATTTCAGGTTCTTTGTCAAACAATTCCATTTGTTTTTCCATAGTAGGAAAATTAAATGTATGATATACATACACATATGTCTCACAGTTAGGACAACTTAAATTAGTTACAATATCGTGCTCGTCATCCTCTTCTCCGTCATGGTCTCCACCCCATATTAATTCTGTTCCACAGTGCCAACAATTCATTTTATATTACTCCTTGTGCTTGATTATTAAATTCATCCTCGAAAGGATTATCTATTTGAGACATTCTACCAGACTTTTTATCATAATGCAAGTAACAACTTACTCCTGTTTCTCCTGTATATCTATTCTTGAGAATACGAATTGTTGTTGTGCATGCAATGACCTCATCATCTGCTTGCTGATTTCTCTCCAAAGCAATCACACTATCAGATAAGTGTGCGATACTTGCACTACCTCTCAAGTGTGAAAGAGTAACTTCTTTACCATTCTCGTGTCCTAAATCTCCTGTTGGTCTCCTAAGATGAGATACTAATAATAAACCAACACCTGTTTCTTCTACTAAAGAACGTAGCTTAGTCATCAATACATCAATAGATTTTCTTTCGTCTCCCTCATCTTGTCCACTCACCAGGATAGATAGGTGGTCTAAGAATATCCATTTACAATCCAAAGACTTTGCCATATATCTAACTCTAGATAATATCTCATCATTACTTATTGAACCAAAGTGGTCAAAGGCAAAGAATCTACCAGAGCCTATGGTATCTTTCTGCCATTTGTGTAACTGTTCTTTTGAGAATTGATTACGTATCTCCTTGATATATAATCTTTCATTAGCCTCCACTGACATAATATTAAAAGCAGTATTCTTTGTGCTCTCCTCTAGTGCCAGTATACCTATGTTGTCATTAGAGTTTCTTAGAATGTGATGCATAAGCTCACGCATAATAGAAGACTTACCCATACCGGCACCGGAAGTAAATGTAACTAACTCTCCTGTCCTCATACCATAAGTCTTTTCATTCATAGCACTCCAAGGATAAGGAATAGTTTCACAATACTCCTCTTCGTATAATGAATCTCCTAACTTTGCTAAGTTTAAAATACCTGCCGGTGTGTAAGATTCTGCACTCCACCAGTCTTGTACAAACTCTTTCGCCTTACCCATTTTTAAATATTCATTTGGGTCTTTGTGGTCAAGTCTAACTATCTTACATTTGTTAGGCTCAAACAATTGAGCAACCTTTTGAGATGCTTCAATCCCTGGTTTATCTGTATCAAAACATACCACAACATTCTCAAAACTATTTAAATATTCTAAGTGTTGTTTACAATTTTGTACAGCACTCTGCACTCCATTCTTAATTGATACTACTGCCCATTTACTTCCTAACATTTCATACACAGACATAGCATCTATTTCTCCTTCAACGATAGTAATATATTTACCACCGGACTTAAATAAATTCTGTCCAAATAGTAAGGCATCACCCATATCTCCTTGTGACCATATTCTTTTACCATCTACTTGTCTAATCTTTGTAGCAATGTGGCTACCTTCTGCATTGTAATACTCGTAGTAGTGATGCGATATAATAGAACCATTTGTTTTTATCTTTGTTCTATATTTTCTGGCAGTATTCTCTGATATTCTCCTATCACCTATGCTACCATAATCACCTGTACTAGCAACTTTGTTTTGTATATCTACAATCTTTGCTTCCATTTTTGCCTCTCCAACATTATTAAATCTTTTGTTACAAGAAAAACAGAAGGCATGTCCATCAGCGTGAATGTTATATCCTTTACTTGATTCACCACAAGGGCATTGTCCTCTACTTATCCATTTACCTTGCATTACATCATACCCATTGCATTAGTTAAACCTATGACAGTGTATATGACTGTATACCATAATAAAAATTCTAACAATTTATATTCCTTTCTAGTTATTTAAATGTGTAATATATCATCATAATAAATACATATAATACCCATAGTGATAATAATAATATAAATAAATTAATAGTATATTTTATAATATAATTATCAATAATATTATATATATATTTAAATATTATAATAAACTTTTTCATAATGTCAAGAAAAATCTTTCAAGGTAGCTTTATATAATTCTTCTGCTGAATCAATATCTAGACCTATACTATTTTTACAATCCTGTTTCGCATATATTCTAGCTTCTTCATTAGAACAACCTTCTCTTTTATACTCCTTAAATAATTTTCTGTACATTCTTTTTTCATCTTTATCCCAGAGATTTTCCATATCTTTTCTCCTAGTAATTATATAATAAAAAAAATAAACTTGTAATTAATAATAGTGGAAATATATTATTTGTCCACAAGTATTTTATTTTTTTTGGTTTTTGAAACCACCTTCCGGTAGCTTGTAATCTTCTTTCTCTATCACTTTTCATCTTTTAAATGCTCTGCATCTGGCATCTCTGCATCTCCTAACCATACTCCACCAGAGTTATTTGTAACTTGTCTTCCATCATTTTTTTGTACTCCTAATTCTCTTCTTAAATTATAATTCTCATCAGTCAATGCTTTGATTCTTTTATTAGCATTAACTAACTGTCCTTGTAACTCTTTTACATTCTTTTCTAACAGAGTTATTACAACTGGGTCGTACATAATTTTATCTCCTTGTTAATAAATAGGCAAGCAGTACAATAAACATTCCTACTACTATGCCTCCTAAAAAATAATATAGTGTAAATATTTCAGTCATCAATGCATCATCTCAATTCTTACTCCTTCAGACTGGGCTATCTTTAAATTAACTCCCCAAGATTCCAGGGTTTCTAGTGCCTCCTCTTTTGTTTCAAACTTTAATATTTTATTATCATCATCTACTAATTGGTCAATAGGAAATGTTTCTGTCCACTTACATTTCTTAGTCCACTTACCAAAGTCAAATCTATAGTGAGCTATCACATACATTTTTATCTCTCTTTCTGTCGTATTTCTTTTTGTTCTTGACAATCCTCTGCCTATATCTTGTGTCAAGTAAATTTTTTGCTACAAGATTTGGTATCTTAACTATCTTTTTAATTTTAATCATAGGAGTGTCTACTAACATTATACCATAGATATTTATTTTATGCAACTGTTCAATAAGTTATGATAGTAAGTCCACAATCTTCTATCTGTAGGGTTTACCTCTCCAGTAACTCTCCACCATTCTTCAGACTGTTTCCAACCTTTGTAATACTTATCTTCAATAGCATCTATTCGTTGCTTTATTTTTTTATAATTTAATTTACTCATATCTTAATATCCTGTATGTGTATATCTAAATAATCTGCAAGTAAATATCTTATCTCTGTATAGCAATCATCACATAATAAAAGATTAGATGCTCTATTCTCCATATCTTCTGGGTATGCCTCATTCTTTTTACAATGTTGACACTTAATTTTTTTACTCATCTTTCATTTCCTCTAACTCCTCTAAAAAAAAAGGTGTGAGATAATTTTCTATTTTAGTTATCTGGTCTTGTATATGTTCTAAATCTTTTTTAGTAACCTTACTAGGTTCGTCTAAACAACAAGCAATAGATATACTAGCCTCTCTCACTGCCTCTAATATTTTTTTACTCATCTGGTTCTCCTGATATAGCTCCTATCTTTCCTCTAAATGGAATTACTTTAGCCTTTGGTTTTAAATCTTCTACTAAATGTATATCCGGTTCAAACTCTACATCTCCAAAGAAAAACTCCTCTAGCTCTGAGTATCCTCCTATGTGTGCATATATCTGAGGCACAGTCTTATGACCGGCATCTCTAAATCTTTTTACCTTCTCCGGTGTGTCTAGTTTTCTTTCTTCAAATGTTTCATTAGCCTCACTTAATAAGTTCTTAGCTCTCTCACAGTAGCCACATCTGTTCTGTGTGTATATAATATATTTAATCATCTTTTAAATCCTCACTTCCTTGTACTATTTCCATTTGTCCATCATCTCCATAGTCTGTGCCATCATAGTAAACTGTAACATTTACTTTACCATTAGGTATCTCATCAACTTTAGTAGTCGTTCCTTCATCTGGTATGCCGGCTTCTATGTAGCAGTCTTGTAATTCTGATTCAGTAAGTTTCCTATCTGACTTTACTGTGTATCTTCTAGAATCAGTAGACCATTCTTCTAAAACGTATGTATATTCTTTACTCATCTTGGCACTCCTTTGCTACTTCATTTCTTAATCTATGATTAATAATATCTAACAACATACTAGATGCTACTGTATTACTTGGTGCAGTGTCAAAGGCCAGGTCTGTAACTAATAACTGAACAGCAATAATAGTATTAGGTATAGTTACCTTATCTTGTATATCATCAAATAAATCATACATTTTTTCTGTTACTAAATTAATCTGCTCGTCATCTCCTAATGGTCTTTTATCATCTAGCTTTACTACTTTTAATTTTGTTTTACTCTTCGCCATCTTCGTTCTCCTCTATATGTAATCCATAGTTATCTTC